TGCAAAGTCGTTGCGGAATGGTGCCTTACTAAATCCAAACAGTTCTGCATAGTAAGCATAGTTTTCATACACCATCTTCCATGCATCAAATATACGCTTTGCGTGTTGTGACTTTTTAAAATAAACAACTGTTGCCCAACGCATTTCAAACCAATTCTGTGTCATGTGCTTGTCATGCCTAAATATATCATTACCTGTAACATCCCAACTTGAATTATGGCAAATAAAATCATGGTCACTGCCTAAATAGTTTGCAAGTGTGTTTGACTGCACAATATAATCACTGTCAATCAGTAAAGTTTCATTATATGGACTAAGTTCATAGGCACTGTAGCGTCCTATGTTATTCCATTCTGTGCCTTCAAGTTCACCGTTGGGGTAACGAAATGTGCGGAAGTTTTTTTGTACAGGATCTAGTTTAATTACAGTACTAGGAAAGCCTAGGTGTTTTTCTGCTAGTCGTGCGCATAGTTCACTTAGACGTAGATAGTCTAACTGTGCGCTTTCACTATAGAGTATTAGTATACCTTTAGACTTCAACGTCACCTGCTTTACGTTTGGTTTTTAGTTCTTGATATTCGTTGTACCAGTCATTGTATACTTCGTTCCACCGCTGTTCGCATATTTTTAAAAGTTCAATACAATCAATTTCAATAGGTGTATCATAACTATCTGGTAAGATACATTTAGTGCTTTGACTAAACAAGCCTGCATTTGCATTTTTCATATACAAATAGTTAAGTAGTGTCATATTCACACGGAATAGCCCACCATTATATGTAACAGTGAGCCGTTGCTGTTGTTGCTCTTTTAGAGTCTGTTTTTGTCGGTTGAGCTCGAATCTTTCGCGAGCATATGATTCTAGATTTTCCATACTTGATATTATAACAGGCGCCTAAGCGCCTGTCAATAGTTAAAATGTAAAGTTTTATTATGAACCTGTTGCTGTACCTGTTAGAGTAATTGTACCACCGTTGTCTGCAACATGTGTAGTGTCATGCTTTTCAAAACTAAAAGTCATTCTATGTGTACCTTCAACTTGGTCTTGCACGTTATAAATTGATTTGTTATAACCTGTATTATCCGCCGCTGCGTCAACCCAAGTACAACTTGTTTCTACACTTGCACCACTGTCTGAGCTTTTAAGTTGCCACTGTACAAAGTTTGCTGTGTACGGTCCTGTATCTTCAAACTGCTTAAACACTGTGACATAACTTGTTGTTAGGTCATAGTAGCCATAGTTTGTGTTGTTTGTGTCTGCTGATCCAGAACCACCACTCTTGCCCGATGCTTGTGCAGTTACTTGATATGTGCCTGCTGCAGTAAGCAAGTTTGCCCATTCGTTACCTTTAGTATCACTGCCATGTCCACTTTGTGTTCCACTAATATTTAGACGGCCGCCTGCGTTAAAGAAGTAACGTGCTTGGTTTGCACTGCCCCATGCCCACTTGTGAGTAAATGTAAGTGTGCCTGTGAATGTAGCAGTGTTGTCTCTGTTTGTAGCAGATGCACTCTGACGTGCTGCCGGTGTAAGTCTATTTGTATCAATCGTACCAATGTTTGTACTTAGTGCAGTGTATGCTTCAATTACATCACCTGCACTTGGATTTGAAATACTAGTAATACTAGAACCTTGATGAGATGCCATACTAGTGATTCTTGCAAGTAAAGTAGTCCATTGTGCCGCTGTAATTGTTGTGCCGTCACTTACGGTGCTTACAGTGGTACTTTCACCGTATCCTCTGTCGGAACTTCCTGTGCCCCATAGTGCGTTTACTGATGTAGCAAAATCATTGTAGTGGGTATCTAGGATTGTATCGCCTGTTGAGTATGCCATTTATATCTCCGATTAGTTAATAGTTACAAAGGCTTCCACAGTGCCTTCTTCCATTGATGTTTTGGATTGGATAGCTCTGCCAAGTACATTAAATGCGTTAATTGATTCTTCGGAACCTGCTGCTCTTGCAAGTCCGTTGCCTGCACTAACAAGTCTATCACCTTTATTTACCATTCCAATAACTCTTACTGGAACTCTTCCGGCAACTGCTACTGGTGCTCCACCTTCTTGTGCTGAATTCATTAGGTATGCTGGCTTACTACTAACAACACCAAACACTCTGTCTGAAAGTTCTTCGTTTACTTCTGTAATTTCTTCTGCACCACCTAGTGCAACAATTGTGCCTGGTGCGTAATCAGCATCTGGACGGAAGTTTTCCGCCAAGTCAGCATATTGTGCAGCGGTTGATGTACCATTAAATGTTGTTGCAAACACTGTTGCAACTCTGTTGCCACTAGTACCAATATTAACTGTGCCACTAATTAGGATATCACCTGTCATTGTGCCGCCGCTAGTTGGCAATGCGCCACTACCTGACACTTGTGAATCAACATATGCTTTAGTTGCTGCGCCCAAGTTATCTGACGGCGCACCTGCTAATAGTACTCTATTTGTTGCACCATCAATTGTCATTGCTGTACTAGTTACGCCACCGTCATTCACTTTGATTAGGATATCGCCATCTGATGTTGTATTTGCAATGCTTACATCGCTTCCACTTACACCAACTGTTAAATCACTGTCAACACCAACAACTAGTCCAGTATCGTTAAGAACACTAAGAACACCACTTGTTGAATCACTAGCATCTGCGCGAAGATAATTTGCTGCAGCAATGCCACCTAATGCGTCACTGTCTGTTGCTGTTCCTTGGAACTTGTTGCCTGTAACTGCAGTACTAAGTTGAATGCCTGGCTTAATTGTTGCAAAACCTGAAAGAGCAACTTGCGGAGTGAATGTTGAGTCTTTACTTACTGTTGCAACTAATACGTTATTTGTAAAAAGTTTTACTACCACATGGTCTGAGGCACCACTGTCTGTTACTGTTTCAACAATAGCACCTGATGTTCCTGTGCCACTTGTAAATGATGGGCCAATTGTAGTAAATGAACTACCGTTGTATACTTTCAACTGTCCATTTGTGGTATCCCACCAAAGGTCACCAGTAACACTTCCTGTTGGAGTACTTGCACTTGCTGTACTACTACTAACAGTCTTAAATGCTGTTCCTGTGTAAACTTTAAGTAGGTTGTTTGTTTTGTCCCACCACATTTGACCTGCAATTGGACTTGCCGGTGCGCTAGTATTTGCAAAATTTTCAAGAAGTTTAATAGCATTCTCATTTAAAAATTCACCATAACCAGCATAGTTCTTACCAACAAGTGTAAGATCTGTGGTTGTATCAATAGTACCGTCTGCTACTGTTGCAAGAATAGTACCGTCCGTTTTATTAACTGTATAAGCCATCTTTATTTGCTCCGCATATATTCGTTAGTATTATTTATCCATTTGATAAACTATGTATATTATATACTACTCAAGTTTGTCAATGTTTGAATTCTCACTGTGTAATCAATTTGTATTAGTCTATTAAGACTTTTTTGCACTGGGTGGAAAACAACATGTGTTAGCAACTTTCCTGTGTTGACTGTGCCTACCCAACTTCTTAACCCAAGTTCATCAAAAGTATAAGTATCATTAAAATTACTAGTGTTATCAAATGCTGCTTGATCATTTGGTTCACCATAATCTAGTAGACAACTTACAATAATATCTGTGTAAATCTGTCCGCTTGTGTGACTAACTGTAAGTTTATTTCTAGCAGTATCGTTATTCAAACTACTGTTATCGTCAACAACTTTGTAGTATGTCTGGTTGTATAAATTAGCATTTGCTCCACTGCTATTAGCAGGCAGGTATGTAATCACTCCTGTTGGGTCAACACTGGTGCCGCCATTGCCGAAAGCCATTTCATGAATAAAACCATTTGTTTTGTTTGATATGCTAAGAGCAAGTGCCTCACTCATGTTTTCGTAGTGAATAGCATTACGTTTGTTTACATAATCTTCACCTGTCTCTGGATCAAAGATACGAATATGACCTTCCATCATTACGCCACTAGTATCCTTGAGCGCACTTTCTGGTTGTTGTGGTTGTTCAATATCTTTTTTCATGTCTTTCTTTTCCATAGTTTTATACCTTAAGTAAACATTCTACACTCTTTTCCGTTAAATCGCTATTTGTTTCTAATGCGATTCCAACGAGAGGGCCTTGCCCGTTACTGCTTGCACATCCATTATTGGTAGCAAACACTGGCATGCCTTTTGTAATATTACCTACAACACGGACTGGTACACGACCAACTAATGCTACTGCTTCGCCATCTGCCGCACTATTCATTAAGTATGCCGGCGCAGTACTTATAACACCAGCAAGATAATCTGTATCAGGTCCTGCCTTTGTAATTTCTGCATCACCTCCTACAGTTACTACTGTGCCAGGCGGATATTCTCTATCTGCACTGTAAATCTCTGCCAAGTCAGCATATTGTGCGCTTGTTGCTATACCTTGAAACTCTGTTGCACTGATGTTTCCTAAAACTTGTACTTTACCAGTACCGTTAGGATTAAGTAGAATGTTAGCGTTACTTGCAGTAGTTGTAATGTTATTATCAACAATAGTCAACCCATCTGTAGTAAATGTATCAGCGTCTATAGTACCACTGCTTGTTAGACTTGTAAGTGTGCCAACGCTAGTAATGTTTGTTTGTGCCGCTGTGCTTAAGGTACCTGCTACACTTGTTGCTTCTAGTGTATGCAACTGTAATGTACTTGCACCTGCACCACTAATGTCCATTGTAATGTTGCCAGTGTCTGCCGCTGTATTTGTTGTTGTGCCTATTACAAACTTATCTGTACTTTCATCAAATATAAATGCAGCATTGGAACCTGAAGTACCACGCTCCATGATAAATCCTAGGTCATTTGTGTTTGCGCTGGAACCTAATCCATTTTGTAATCCTATAAGTGCGTCGTCAACCGTGAGCGTAGATGTGTTCAGTGTAGTAGTGGTACCATTAATTGTTAAGTTTCCTGTTACAACAAGGTCTTGACTAAGTGTTACATCGCCTGTTGCTGAAATTGCAATAGCATCTGTATCACTAGCACTACCAATATTTCCGTTATCTGGAATGATTACAGTGCCAGCAAACGTTGTACTAGATGCAGTAATTGTTTGTTCCACTGTGCCATCCACTGTAATAACAACACTTCCTGTGCCTGTATCTATAACTTCAACTTGTGAATTACCTTCGATAATTTTATCTGCATTAAGTCCACTTATTTGTGAATCTACATACGCTTTAGTGGCTGCATCTTGGGCTGCTCCAGGATCACCCATGCCAGTAATCTTGTTTGTGCCCATTGCTATAGGACCACTCATAGTGCCACCTGCCAGAGGTAACATTGTGTCTGCATATGCTTTTGTAGCCGCATCTGTGCCGTTGGTAGGAGTGTCTAGTCCTGTAATCTTATTTGAGCCCATTGCTAGTGCGCCTGTCATAGCGTCACCTGCCACAGCAACATAAATTGGATTTGCAGTTGTAGTTGTATCTACATAGTTCTTTGTGGCGGCATCCTGTGCGCTTCCTGGATCTGTAACGCTTGTCAATTTGTTACTACCCATACTCACATCTGCACTTGGTGCAAAGGCAATTGTAATATCATTTGTATTTTGTGTAGCAGTAATTGGTGCAGTGCCAATAATTTTTCTAAACTGTAAGTCAGAACCAACTTTGCTACTGAATACACTAGCACCACTTGCGCCTAGGTTGTTACCATTATTAGATTCACCGCCACCTAGTCCAGGAGGTGCAGCACTAATCCAACTATCTCCATCCCAGGTTAAAACGTGGTTTGTAGTTGGTGTGCCTACATAGTCAACATCGTTGACATCTCTAATACTAGCCGCTGCAATACGAGCATCTGCTCTAGCATTAGTAAAATAAAGATTAGTATTTTCTGTAATGTGTGAAGTGTTTATTGTCACTGCACCACTACTAGGACTTTGTCCATTTACAGTTTTGACGGCAATACCATCTAAAGTTGTATGGTTAGATGCATTAGTAATAATGCGAGTGTCTAGATCCGTAAAGTTACCGTCTAGTTCCGCATGTGTTAGTGCTTGGCTTTTGTTGCCTCTAAGTGTTATTGCCATTCTTTATTCCTCACGATGAAGTATTTATCAACCATTATAGAAGCTCTTCTACATAATCATCTTCAACATAATCTGCAACCATGTAAAGTTTTTCATTTAGTTCTAGTCTATAATTAGGCACTTGTGCTTCGCTTTCCTTAAGGAAGTTAGCATTAACAGTTGTTGATTGTTGCAATCCTAATCCATCTGAAGCCGCACCGCTACCCAAATCATACCATGTCTTAGTGTCTGTGTCTGTTGCTGGCAAGCGTTGCTCTCTACTACCGTCAACTACTAAAAAGCCAGGTTCAATTCTCAAGTAAATCTGTGTGCCGCCCGTGCCTCTACGCAATCCTGAGATATAATTGTCCTCTAAACTTACTTCGCGATATGTTATACGTTCATTTCCTATAAACACTACTCCAGGAAATTCGCTATCTGCCGTAACAAATGGAAGCACACTTGCGTCTTGAACAAATATCTTGTCATCTGTGATATCGATTGGTTGTGCTACTTCTGTTGTTGCATCTTTGCTTAATCTTAGATATTCAACGTTGTCGTTCATATCTTTAAAGATTCTGAATCCTATGCTAGGCTGTATTGTATTTTCGCTTATATGAGTAATAATTACAACGCTTGTTCCATTAATGGTTGCTTGTACCGCAGAACTCATAATAATTTCACTGCCGTTAGTAATGTAATCGCCCGGGTGCAGTCTAATTCCATCTACTGTGACCCAGAAGTTGTTTACGTTAGCAACTGGTCTGTCTACTGCATAGGTTCCTACTGTGCCACTTACTGTAGTGCGATCGAATCCTGCACTGTCAAATCCTACTTCATCAAACTCATCAATAATTGTAGTACTGCCTGTGCCTTGACCTACATAAACTTTTGTTTGGATACGCAAAGGATCATGATTAGCAAATGTATTAATACGCATCACACTTGAACTTGTGAAACTAAATGCCGAATCAATTGTAATTTCTGCACCATCTGCACTTATTGTATATTCTGCATCTGCACGATTATACACAATCACAGTGTCGCCTGCAGCAGGTGCAGTTGTAAGAGTAACAAAAGCATCTCCTGACGTTACAGTATAATCAATGTTACGAACAGCATTAAGTGTTGTATTTGTACTTTGTTGTATTACTGCAACACCTATATCACTTATGTTACTAATAGTAGTTTCGTTTGCTGTTGTCGCAATTGCAAACTGTACAGTGCTTCCATCACCTGTGTGATACTTGCTGTTTACAGGACGCAATCTTACGTTGTCAATCTCAACTACTGTATTAGCACCAAATGGTTGTGCATAGTTAACAGTATTATCTAAACTATATGTAAATGTGCCAGCAGTCATAGTCTCTGTTTGTAATGCGATTCTACTAGGTGCATCTCTGCTAGTTTCTTGATTAAATGTAAACACATGAATTTGTGCACCATTGTCCGGTGCTGTTGTAAATGTGACTAAACTTCTGTTGTCCTGTGATCCAATTGTAGTAGTAGTTTCTACACCGTCAACAAATACTAGTGCTTGTTGTGTAAGAGTTTGAACGTTACTTAATACAAACGCTGTAGTTGATCCATCACCTTGATAGGTGTATTCACCTACAAGTTTTTCACCTGTAACGCCATATGCATATATGTGTAAAATGTCTGTTGCTGTTAGTGGCGAACTGAGTACAACTTCTTTGCTTTCATAATCAACTGTAAAGTTATAAACTCTTTCAGAATTTTTATATACAATCAAGTATATAAAATCATCTGAACTCTTTGTAGGATCACCAAATTGAAAATCTACTTTACTTGCTGTTGTGTCCGTATAACTAGTGTAGCGAATGTCAGGTGAGTTTCCATCTTTTTCATAATCGTTACTTGCATGTGTATACACTTCCATATCTAGTGTATCATATACTCTACCTGGAATTAGCTCTTCAGGCGCATGGCTATTATAGGTGTCAACAAATCCAGCGCCATCAACATTAATGTCCTCAGGTCGTGTACCTAATTCTATATCAGTAAACAGACTGCTAATATTTGTATCTAGTCCAGCAAGAACTGCAAGGCCATCGCTGTCTATTTCAAAATTATCAAATGCAATAGTGTCAAAGTTACTGCTATCAAATCCTGGATTTTGATCAAATCCTGCACCACTGACTTTGTTACCTAAGTATCCTGTGCCTCTCTGCAATAGTTCTAGATCATCTCCAATCATTCCACTAGTTGGATAATAGTAAGCAGCAATTCTATCTGCGCTATTTGTAAAGTCTTCGTCAAGAGCAACTTCAAGTACTGTAAATCCGTTAGCATCCTCTACACTAAAAGTAGCGCCGCTTGTGAAATTACTCTGTGCAGTGTATACTTCTTGTGTTTTTGTAACTGTATTTTGATATGCAATTACATCACCTGTTGAATAAGCAGTGTTTGCTGTCCAATCTTTTATGTTACTAGAGTAACTAATACGATCAAATTTAATTGTGCTATCAAAACCTCTAATTGTTTCGTTGAGCAATCTAGGACTTAGTTTTAAATCACTACCACTGCCTGCAATAGTTATTGTAGGATTACTTGTATACCCACTACCTTTGTTAGTAACACTTACACTAACAATAGAGCTACCATTGGTTTTTGCAGTTGCAGTTGCTTGCACACCACCAACTAGTTGAGGCGCACTTATTGTTATTGTAGGATCATCTAAATATCCAGTTCCTGCATTAACAATTACAATATTGTCTAGTTTGTAGCCGTAATTTTCACTCCAAGGTTGATTTAATCCTTGCGTTCTTAAAATTTCATCTCCGACATATTCTCCACTAGGTTTGCGGAAATATTGATTTGTTTCGTCATAAAATGCATGAATGTCAAAATCTGTGGTATCACTGTCATAGGTATCAAGTTTATCGTACTTGCTGACATATTCACGTATTTTTGTTTTATAAGGCTTTACTTCTTCAATGAAATTTTCAATGAAAGTTGTGTTATCAAATTTAAATGTGCTATATTGATCTAGGCTACGGATTTTATGTGCCACAGTAATAAATGAAGTTTTAAATACCCAATCTTCAGTGAATGTTGTTTCGTTTAGTGCGTATTCTACTAAACGGAAGAACATTTCATTCATGTTAATTTTATATGTATCAACAAAAATTTCATTTTTAATTGCTGTAATAATTTGTCTAATTTCATCTGACGGGACTTTATCAAATGCACTAAAATCAAAACCACCGTTATCAAAACCTGTGCTTTCAAAATTAACATTCGATTTAGAAAAATCATAAAGATTGTCACTTAGTTGAATTGTGCCTCTTTCTATAATTACTTCAGTCCACGAATCAACTTCAGCATTTTTTACAAACATACTAAAGTTACCCTCATCATTGCTTGTAACTTTAGCAATATCGCCTTGTTCAGCATCTAACAGTGATAGCAGATCTGCTTCTAAAGTGACCTGGTATTTAGGCACTGTTGTCTCATCATATCCAGATGCGTAATACGTTGTATAGTTCCAATAATCTGCAGTATTGTATCCTTGAATATTTGTAAGTAACCATGAACTATCACTCTGTAGTGTATAAACACTCCAGTAATCATTGTTATTTTCATCTTCGAGAACTAGTACCTTGTACCCGGTGGTTAAAATTGCAGTGTTCAAGAAATCTCTTTCTTGTACTGTGTTTACTTTTGTATCATATTCGCCACTGTCTACTGTAGGTAAAGGCTCACTACCAAACAGTGTAGATAAATTACTAAATCTAGCAAAAGGCGCAGTAGCGAACACATTGTTACAATACTGTGTCATTACTTTTATAGCCGCTGCACGATTTACAAAAAGTCCTTGTCTTGGCTGAGTTAATACACCATATTTTTCTACGTCACTTAGATAAGGATCCGGAACAAGATTTCCAACACTGTCGCTTCCTGCTAGACTGTCAACAAGTTTGTTATACATTCTTGTTGGAATATTTTGATCTGTATTTCCTTTACCAAACAATTCAAATTCACTGTGTAAAACACCTTCATTTTTTACCACATCGTAATTAATGCTTAATACAACATCGCTGTCTTTAAAGTAGGACTTGCAGTTGTATAGTGCTACCGCATCTGTATCAAAAAATGCTAGATAAGGAATGCCTTGAGCTTTTGGATTTTCAATTATTTTTGTTACACTATCTGCACTTATGTTTCTAAATTCTGCTTCTCTAGGAACACTAATGCGTCCTTTTACCCAAAAGAAATAACGCACTTTAGTATCTTGCAGTGTGCTATCAAATACTTCAACAGTAGCAAACTTTGTAATATCTTTGACAGTGCCTGCGCCTGTGTATTGTTCCGGCGGCACATCACTCATTATCCATTCATATACATCAATACTACTTCCAGGGAAAGTTACACCCCAATAGTTTGTTCTAAAATCTAAATCACCTTGTTCAGCATTTAAATAATGTACTGTGCTTGTATCCCACCATAATCTATATTCCTGTTTTTGATTCCAATTGTTGTACATTGCTGGATCATTATGAGTAACATAAGTTAATTCGCTTTGCGCTATACCTGCAATTTTACCTTTTGCTGGATCAATGTAATCTAAGAATACACTAATTTCACCAGACTTTTTGTTGTATAGTGCTACTCTATTGATTAAATTAACATCAACTCTGTTTTCCTGATTACGATATACACGCCAAGCACTTGTTCTGTCATTGTTGTTAAACTCATAGATACTACCACTATTTTCGTAAGTGTTTGATCCACTGGTAGTTGTATCTCCAGGCGCACCAACTATAATTCTGTTGTCGCTAAATGCTATCGCTCCACCAAATTCATCTAAATCTTGTATGTTAGTGCTCTTTAGTTGTTGACCAAACACTAACATATGTGGATTTGAAATAGTTGGAGAGTTTGCATCTAAAAGTTCGTATACATATGCAGCACCACTTTGTGTTCTCTTATCAGTAAACGTTGTACCTTTTTGATCAAAACTTGTTATTGCTTCTAAATAACTTTCGCTGTTACTATTAGTGTCAATATCAAATCCAACACCTAGCAGTGTGCTTGCTCTGTCACTTGCAATTACTAGATTGCGTGTTCCAGGTTGAGCATCAACCCCAACTCCAAAATGTTTGTCAAACATTACCTTGTTGCCAAAATTCTCGTTTTCAAATGCATTTGGATGATTAATTTTTTGTGTGTTTACAAAAGGCTGGAACACTTTATCTCTTTGGAACAATTGACCTGATCCAGGATTAACAGTAAGTCTGTTATTTTCTAACGTTTCTGTAGTTGAAATTACAATTTGTCCGCTACTGTTGACACTTGCTGATACTCCTGGAATATTTGCTAGGTTAATATCAGAGGCAATGCCTGTTGGGTTACTACCGGTTTCTCCTACAGTAATCTTATAGTCGTTAATGTAAAACACATCGCCGGCAGTCTGACTATGGGTAGCATTTGAAGTTACTGTTCCATAATTCTTTCCGCTGTCTTGGAATATAAACACACTACCTGTGTTAGGATTAGTTTCATCTTCACCTGGTGTGCCAATTGCAACCATTGTACCATTAGTATCTATACTAACACTTTTACCAAATTGTTCTTCAGTTGCAATTGTTTCTCCAACAATGTTTTGATCCAACTTTTGTTTTTCACTGAAACTACCTGTGTATACTACAATTTTACTACCTGCGATAGGAGTAGTTTTGAATGTAATTGTGTTTGAAGTGCGTGTATAAAATCCATCTGTGCTACCTTCATTATCTGTAGGTACATCTGTATTATCTGTTTCAATTTGTAGCACATCATCTACTTCAACAAAGATTTTTGTTTGTAGTGTATCTGCTGTGGTAAATGATTTGCTTGTTCCGTCTGCTATAAAGCGTTCAACTGTTTGTGCAAAAACATATGCTTCGCCTGCTTGAGAAAGTACAGTACTATCACTATTTGCTACTGCGGCATCCGGTGCACCTACTACAATGTATCTTCCGTAGTAATCAGTATCTACATCAAAACCAAACTTATCTCCTGGCATTGTGTCATGCCCTGCAAATGCCGCTACTTGTACAAAATAATCTTGTTGTCTTATAACAATATCTAGTCCACTTGAAGGAGTACTTGTAAATGTGATATCGGCACTACTCAGTGTAAAGTCTTTGTTTGGCAGATATACCTTGCCATTTTCATCTGTTACATTTAACGCTTGTATATTAATGGGAGTGAAATCTAACGTATAGGATGCACCGCCACCTGTGGTAACTGTGAAACTACGCTCACTAGTTGATGCGATATCCACAAGTGCATATGCATATATTTTGTTACCGCCTGGCGCACCTACAAATAAATGTCTTCCATTGCCGCTCATTGTCAAACTATAACCAAATTGATCACCAATAGTAACATCCGAAGGTCTTATAGCAGGTCTTTTGTTGAACGTTCCAGCACTATCCACATAGTATACAAATACTGCACCAGCACTACTTTGTGTTTCGGGCGCACCTACTGCAACATAGTCGTTTCCTACTCCTACGCTAAAGCCAAATCCATTTACGCTATCACCAATTGTTGCAGTGCTTACACTGTTGCCTTCTGCAAGTGGACCAGATTCACTGCGCACATAAGGAATTATTAAACCTGTTCCTGAATCAGGTGCACCAGCAACAGCGAGAGTGCCTTCTCTGTTAATTGCTAAACCTGTTCCAAATTTATCTAACGCATTAATAGGACTTTGTGTTTTCGTGCCTGTACTAGACCATGGCTTAGTATTTTGCAGGACTTCCCAATCTCCGGATTTGTTTTTGTCAACCCATACCAGTTCCTGGTTATCCCAGCCGCTTACTGGAGTAAATGTAAAAATATCACTTGCTTGACTAAATCGTACACTGCTTAATTTGTACATTGGGATTCTTACATCGGATAGCGCAATATCAAATGCCGCACTTGTAAGTTTTATTGCAAACTTACTTGGACTTTCTACACTGTGTACTTTTGCAACTCTTCCAATTGGTGCTGCAGAGCGCACAATAACATAATCATTTTCAACAAGTCCGTGATTGCGATCTGTTGTATAGATTAAAAATCCGTTTGTTGTGCTTTGTACATCAGTAATTGTACTAAGCATTTCATCAATGCGACGCATGCCCCAGGTATTTGTATCATCTGTTGCAAACCATATCTTTTTGCCTTTACCAAGTTCATTAATTCTTGTGCTTAGTGTTTCAAGTTGATCGCCATTAAAAAGTGTAAAATCAACATCATCTAATCTTGCATAACCTGCGCTATCCAAATCGTTAAGCGTCAGACTGTTTGCATTTCTAACACCAAATACATTGCCGTTATAGTTATTTGGACGTTTGAAAAGATCTTTTCCTTGAACATGCAAGTGCCCTGAAATGCCATTATCTGTTGCTGGCTTATCCCCGTCTGCATGAAAATGTAATAAGAACGGATTGTTTGCAGCATCTTGTTCTGGAATGATTGTTTCTATAATTTGATTACTATCTATACTTCCATATTCGCCTACACGGAAAGCCCACTCTTCAAAATAATCAATCTCTTGATCCAAGTTTGTGAGTTCAGCATCAATTAATTTATTAATTGCGCTACCTGTGCCTTTTTGTGTAATCAGTCCTTGATAAAATTTAACTTGACTGACATCATCCAAATTAAGACCCTGCAGATAATCTTTGTTGTTGAATCCAATTATACCTTTGCCTAGTTTGTCCACTCCATCTTCGAGATTCAAACTATCTAGATCGAAAAAGTCTTTAAACTGATTGGCTTTTGTAGTAAGATTTTTTAGCATCCCGGTAGAAATTTTATCAGCAACTAACCATTGATTGTAATCAAATACTTGTGTGCCACTGTGGCTTACTTTTGCTACATATACTACGTTTTGATAACTTACAATATCACCTTTTCTATAATCAACATAACTCTGCCAAACATTTATTGCATCATCACTTAAGAAGAATCCAGGAGCATGTAGTGTGCCATTCCAATCTCCACTTCTCGATCCAATAAGTTTAAGTCTTTCCTGTCTGTTTCCTAGCTCAGGCTGATAAATTACGTCATTGAAAATAGTTTTATTGTTGAAAACAAGAACATGCTCGTGTTGTACAGGATCTACTTGCACACTGTATAACTGAGTATTTTCTATATCTACGCTGATTTCAACTTGGTTATCTATTCTACTAACATCATAAAATTCAGTCTTTATAATACCAGCGTTTGCATCTTTTATTTTTCCCACACGCTGGATGTTATCAACTGTGGTATACTGTCTGTTAATAGTTAGTTTATCAAAACAAGGACTTATAACAAACACACTGTCTGTGCTCCAACCTTGTTGCAACCAAAATGCATATTCCATGCCTGCGTTTACAAAATCGAAAGCCTGTCCATCTTCGTTAGTTTGATTAAACACAAATCCTCTACTTACTAGATATCTTTGATAACCTACTAAAAAGTCAAACACTTGTTGAGGAGTTGTAATAATGGTACCGTATGGTATGTTAATTATTCTACTTTCAAAGCCTTTGTATTCTATAAATGTTAAATCAGCAAGAGTACGCTGATTAAGTTCATTGTTTTGAACACTTGGAATAATTTTGAAAAATGGGTTTTCAATGTCATACCCTTGTATCTCGTATCCGTCTGTGCGTTTTATAATCTGCACGCCACTATAGACAACACGTTCTAAAGGTGCGCTTTTCTTAGTGTAGATTGTTAAGTCTTCGTCTGGAATAAAAATATTTTCACTACTACTGCCTGGGCTTACACTTTCAGCAACTACTTTAATGTAATTTTTATCGGTAAAGCCTGCCATACCATAGCAAAGATTAAGTTCTAGGTTGTTTATTTCATTGATAATAGCATTTACTGTAAAGCCATTATGTTTAACATATTCTGAAATAAATTGATTATATCCTTCTACTCTCATTATATCAGTTTGACCTGTGTGCACCATACCATGCATGTGAAAGTCTGCTATACCTGGTCTATAACTTTTTCCTTTTTGTAATATTTGATCATATTCGCTGTCATTTGCATAGAGATTGGTATCAAACATCAATGTACAGTACTGAGCAGGCAATATATTTGCCGCAAGTATTTGCATAACAAAAGGAAACTCACTACTGCGTCTCCAAGCAGTTTCACCTGGACTTTGATCGCTATATGCCCACTGCGAATTTATGTTAGTGCTAAAAGCATCTCTTACTAGAAAGTCTGCCGGTGCTTTAAGTTCGCCTTGTTCGGTTACAGGGATAATATCCATAAGCGTTGGGCGTTGATATCTAACCAATGTTGTAAAGTCTGTGCCTACTGCATCATTGTATAGTTTACCATCACGCAAATCTTCCCAAAGCACTGTATTACCAAATGTATAAGGTGCTTCGCCGTAACGATCATCCCACCAAGTTGGTTTTACAGTTACTCCAAGCATTTCCCACGGTGTTGTGTGCGGAGTATCTGTGTCATAAACCCATTTGTACATGCCTCTCCAATACCCAGGCACTCTACTTCCATCTAATTTGTTTACACTATTTCTATAGTTCCAACTAAACAAATCGTCGCTTGTGCTTAGTGTATTAGTTTGTATTTTAACTCTATTACGCAAACTCCATTCGCCAAAGTAACTTCTTGTAATATTATTTGCTTCAGCAAAATTTTCTATGGTACTACGATAATATCCTGGGATTACATTACTGAAATCAAACAAGTCTCTGTTGTATTGAGTTTTAATATTATTATAGATTCTTTTTTCTAATTCAAATATTATATCATCGCGGATATCTCCGTATCCGACCCAAATACTACCATCATGTCCAAGCACTACTTGTTTAGGAGTTTTATAAGTATTATCTGTGTACTTACGCGGAATAAATTTGTTGTAAAGTCCTAACTTGGTTGGTGTTGGTGGAGCAAAACTACCATCTGTGTCACTGTACTCTACAATTGTAATTGTATCGTTGATTGCTATACCAATGTTTGAAAGGCCAGCGCCACCAGAGGTTGTAAGCACTACTTTTGCTTCTGTGGTATCAAAAGTATAATCGCGTCCTTCTAACAACAGATTGTTGTTATGATAAACCAATACTGCTCTATTACTAATACTTGTTAAATCAAACTGTGATCTAAATTCAAATTCTGTTTCTGTGATGTCATCAATGGTATATACCAGTTGTGTTTTTTGATTTCCATATGGCAACATATCACTGTAGTAAAAAGGAAATACACTGGTCTTTTTGTTATTCATATTTTCTAAAATATCATCTACACATTTAGCAGGATTTGTTAAATCTAAATCTGTTGTTTCTAAAGTTTGAATAAAATTATTTTTAAATTTTGTGTACTCATTTTTAACATAGTTAATACTACTAACTACATCTGCTATTTCACTGTTTATAACATAACTTGGTAAAATCATACCTGCACTGTGCTGAAGTATTTTTCCTTTATATGCTCTATAATTCAAGTCTCTGAGGTTACTTTTACCTGGAGCCTCTCCCACGAAAGGTCTGATTTGGTTAGTAATTTCAATAGTATGATTTCTAAGTTGTCCTAGTGTAAGGCTTCCAAACGTAGCATTACCTGCGTTGTTTTCTAAGTTATCCGGTACTGTATAAAAACTATTTGCTGCCTTTGTGGCACTAAAAAATTTTATAGTAATTGTATCATTAAGGGATCTTGGTTGTTTGAAAACCACATATTCACGATATGATTGAATTAAATGAGTATATTCAGTTGGGCTTATAAAATCTCCGTTTACAAAAACTTGTAAAGGTTGTCTTACTTTTGTAGTATCAACTGGTGCACCAATTTCAAAACTATAAAGTTCGCTGTCAACATCGTGCTTTACAATTTGATATTGTACACTAGGTTCAATTATTTTAGTCCAACCATTTACAAGTGTACGATTGCCATCTCTGTCAAAGCCATGCACATGACCACTTCTAATGATAACATCTACGTTACCTTCTACTCTTGTGTATTGGAATGTTTCTTTGTCGAAGTTATTTTCAAAAACAATATCACCAATTTGGCTAAAGTTTTGATAACTTAAACCAAAATTAAGTATAGTATCTGGACTTACATTGTTGTTTCTCTTGTAACTAAACAACTTGTTTCCAACAAAGTTACTACTAGGATATTTTGTTTGATTACTGAAACTTGTATGATCCGGATCAAACACATCAAATAAAGGATCTTGATTAATTTTTGTTTTTTGTTGTGCAGTTTTCCACGTGGTATCATCTAACCAAAACTGCTTGCCTTGATTATTTGCACCTAGTGTACTCAACACACAGTTGCCATCAACTACTGTGCCAATCTCCACAAGGTTAATAATTTCATTTGTACTAATGCTACTATCTTGATCTATAAAGTCAACACGATAAATTTTTGTTCTAACATCTGCATCGGTGTCTGAACTAAAAATTACAGTGTTATCCTGTTGAATATCAATACCGTCGGCAAAGTAACCTGCTGTGCCGTTAACGTTACTGAGAGCATCTGTTTGTGTAGAATCTATCACAGTGACAGGAGCCACACTGCTTATTCCCATGTTAAACAAGTCTAAGCCTCTGTTAAATTCAATAATAGGACGCTTTGCTCTACTATTATCATCTATAGTTGCAGTATAACCATTGTAAGTTGCAGTGGCTTCAATTACTTCTCTGTGGAACCAACGATTGCCTCTACTCCATGCATTTCTATCTGGGCTACTACGATTAATAATAATATAGTCTTGTGTGGTTGGCGCATTAAGAGTGCCATCAAAACCGCCGCTGTCATAAGCCACTGTATCGTAACCATCACTAGTACTCACTGTATAAGTTTCAGGAGTAAGCATTTCATGCACTGGCACCAAATCTATACCTGCTGGTTGCCCTACACCTTCTACATAAAATTCTTTATCTGCATAGGTGCTAGGTGTTGCATCACTGTTAAACTCAATCTTTAAACCATTGGTTAACTTCACACCATTGTTGCTAGTGTAAGATTGCTTGCCTATAATGTCATCAATAACATCAATTGGACTAACAGTGTCAATTTCAACAAGTTTAATTCTGCCAAATCTATTTGCATCCTGTCCATCTTGGTAATATAATGTGTCTATGCCTGCAGTATAAGGTTTAATAATTTCAGGCAATCCATTAGCATCTTTGTAAAATTCTCTGTTGCCATAATTATTACCTTGTTTAATTTTTACTTTAGTAGCAACGGGCCAATCACTGTCACGTCTTAATTGTACAATGTTTGTTCCTCCAACATTTTTAACTTCAATTGCATAAACATCATAACGAGTATCCATGGGCAAAGTTGTGCGTTGGTCAAAAGGATGATCAGGATCGTCGAAACCGTATGCATCAAACAATGCACCTTGATCCCATGCTGTTTCATCATTTGTGGTGTTGATAAACACTAGGCTTTTGCCGTCAATTTCTGTCTGACCATCTATGCCATCATATTCATCTAGTATATTCTGCAATGGCACATTGTGAATTTGTTTGTAGGTTAGTGTTGTAGCAAAATCAGGATTTGCACTTTGCACAGCATTGATTTTATCATTTTGCGCATCTGCTTCTGGCACAATAAATGTAACAGTGCCATCATCGGCACCATTGTTTGTGACTCCTACTACTTCTCTGGTGCTAGTATTTTTGCTATACCCAGTTACACCACTAGTACCAGGTTCAGTTTGAATCCAAAAAGGAATTCCAGGCTGTACTACTTTGAAAGTGTAAGTGCCGCCACGAGCTAATATTAGTGTAGGATTTGGATCTGCTGTTGCACTATCAAATCTATAGATAGCATCTCCTGTTGCAATATCACTTGTAGTTTCGTCATATTTGCCTGCGTCATATGCTACTTCATCTAAACCTACCTGTCTATAAGTAGTGCCGTCTCTGAATACTGTGTAGTCTTTTTCCTTATCTACAATGTTATTGAAAACTTGCACACTATCTGGGCCTGCAGGCAACCAAAAGTATTCACCATAATTTATTAGTTTATCTAGATCAACAAATCCACTGTAATTGTAATATTCTTGATTGAATAAATCACTGTGGTTGAGCACATCAACATTATTGTATCTAAGTTTTGCAATAAAGTCTTGATACCCTGTTAGATGTTGAATACTTTTATCTGGTCCTCTATACACAACAGCAGGTTCTAGTTGATAGTTTTGTCTATCATTGTCTATTTCTGAGATATAACTATCGCCTACAGTAAAGTTTTTAGCAGATTGTCTGCCAATATAACCGTTAATTCTTTGTAGATTAGGTTCGCTAATTAATTGATCTACAGTTGCATTAAGAAACTTTGAATTCTTATTAGTTTGGAATAAATCCGGTAGTAAGACTTTACTTTTACGAAGTGCCATTAGTAACCGTACCCCCCACCGCTGCTACCAGAGCCGCTTGAACTACTACCGCCAGAGCTGCTTGAACTACTACTGCTAGAACTGCCTGAACTGCTGCTACCACTGCTACTATAACTTGTAGTAGTAGATGAACCTGTATTGACTGCAGTATTTACTGTAGTACTTGCACCACTTGCACTTGCACTTTCTGTTGCCAAGTTAGTAGTTGTAGTGTTGACAACATTGCCACTTGCTTGTAAACTATTTGCAGTGATTACATCAATAACTTCTACATCATTCACTGTTGCCGCGCTGATCAATATTTCTTCTCTTTGACTTTGGATTTGGAATAAACTTCCAAAGTTACTAGTTTCTAGTTTAGGAACAATAACAATGCTAAGAACATTAGGACTTAATGCGTTATAGAGATAAGCACTTAGTTCACTAAAGTAAAATGTATCTCCAAAATCCCAATTTTCTATATTAAAATAATTGTTAATTGCCACAATAACTTTTTCTTTGATTTCACTATCACTTACAAGTGTGCTATCATTTTTTACAACTTTAAAACTGGCTTGTAATTCTTCTTCGGCTTTATCACCAAACAAAGGTCTGTAAGACACACTGTTAAAAATAATAGTATCACTCACGCTTTTGTATTGTTCCAAACTGCCATATTGATCTCGCAATTCATTTGTACTTGGCTTAACAGGTTTAAGTACACTTCCAGTAATATCTGTAATATAATTTCTATAGTCTGTATTATACTGACTAGTTAATATAAACATGTCTATAATGTTACTTGGGCTAGGATCAATACGCCTGTTATTAGGACTATTATGTGTATATTGGAATAAGATGTTGCTACGTCCTGTTCTCTTTATATAGTCAGTAGTCTGTGCAATACTTTTTACATTAGCACCACTTATAGTGAGTATATAAAACCTATCGTCTGCACTAGCGTAAAATACTTGCCCGCTTCCAAACTGTGCAAGAACTTCATTAATTGCCGCTTGAGTTGTATAGCGTTGTTCAACTGATATCGAATCAACTGGTGTATATGTTAAATAGCCGCCACTGCTTGTACTGGTTTGATAAAATACAACTTTTGTACTAGTGTTTACTTCCGGCGCAACTACAATATCAAACACTTCTGGATTATCAACAATGCCATCACTGTCCGAATCAGGAAATGTTACTTTGATACGATTTGTGAGAGTATAACCATCTGTTTCTGTGATTACATCATCCACTTGCATACTATAATCAACTGCTAGACTACTGTTACTATCTGGCAAACTATTAACTTTGAGAATGTTAATTTTATCTCTAATTGTTTTTCCAGTTCTAGGATCAAATATTTTTAAATCATTGTCAAAGTAAAAGCGTGTTTCTAATTTACTTTCAAATATATAACTAGTATCTCTAAAATTAACAGTATAAGTGCTACCATCATTTGTAAATTTAAAGAACCAACTGTTGTCTAAACCAGTATTACTTGTGTTTCCCGCATAAACTAAACTGAATGTATTGCTTTGATCTAAATCTAAACTGTTTATGATTGTCCAAGCCTGCGTGTCTCTGTCGAATCGTAAGCCAAATGTTTTGAACTCACTGATAGCATCAATCATAGCAGTTCTAACACTAGGACTTATAGTTGTATTCCAATTTGCTATGATTTGATTTAACACAGCATCTTGAGGTATAACTTCACTTAGCGTCACAGGACCAAATCCGGTATCTAAATTTCCCACACCTTGATTTGTGCCGTCTGTTACAACTGCACTCAAACTTGTCCAAATAAAATCTCTGGTGTTTATAGTTCCACTAGTACCATCAATTAAATTGTTATTAACATCAAATACTTTTCCGCTAGGAGCAGTAAATTTTGCAAGAGCACCAACTTTTGCATATTTTAAATTACTACTGCTAAAGTCTCCTATTTTAAGTGGACTGTCTACATCATTTTTAAAATAACCAGTACAACTTCCGCTTACTGTTGTTGTTAGATTCCAACTTGCATTGAGATTAGTTACATCTATGCCGCCGTAATTTTTATAGTAAAAATGTAAACTACTGTTCTTCAATATGTTACGCTCGACTTGTGTGCTTACAATATTGTTGATATCACTTTTGGTTATGAACGTAAACTGAAACTGTTGTATATCTTCTGTGCGATATAATATTCCATCTTCTGCAACAATATTTGTGCTGCTGTATTTGCCTGTGGTATCACGCACATCCAAGTAACGACTAATGCCACTAGCAGTACGATTAATTGCTTTTGCTTTGAGTACATTGTTAAACTTTGTGTACGGTAAAATTTGATAGTCTTCACCAGTAATCATACGATCCTGTGTGTAATATTGTTGCTGTGCTTTAATTTTTACATCACGCAAACTTTCTCTCGCGCTGGCATTTGCAACTGTGCGCTGTAGAGACAGAGTCAAAGTTAAATTTTCTAACTGGTTTGCATGACTGATATAAGGAATACTAACTGTGATATTTTTCATATCTGCAGGAGATATCTTATATGTTGTGCCTGCTCCTGTTCTAAAGTATACACGATAGTTACCAACAGGTATATTACTAAACACGTCGTCACCAAATACTAGACTAATTTGATCATTTGCTCTGCTGCGAACAGTGAATAAATCTTTGTTTTGATTGCTAAGACTGTTATAGATAACATTGTTACCTGTGATTGCAGGTACTTTTTCCCAGCGTGTTTCTTCTCTGCCTTGATCATTTAATTTGTATAACCACACATCATTGTTGTCGATATTATTGATATCAATATCAACCACTCTATTAGGTAGTTTTTCAGTGATGTCAAAATCTGCGCTTTGCAAACTGCCTTGTTTAAAGTATACAAAAAATCCATTATCGGCGCTGTTGAACCCACGATTGTCATTGCGATATTGTATATTAAATGTACTGCCAGGAATTGGTGCTACTTCATACAAAAAATCAGTTCCGCTGTATGTACCTTTTACAAGTTCAAAATCTAAATTTTGTGCTCCTACTGTGCTTTGAAAATCATAAATTGGAATTGTATTGTTTTGTAATTTTATTTGATATTCTTCAATACTTACACCGCCTACTGTGGTTTTCAAAGCCGGATTGCCATATTTTTGTGTACTAACTAATGCACTGTTGATAATTGCAGTAAATTGTTCTAAGAAGTCGCTGTTAGTAATATCTGCCCATTCTATATCTTGGTCTCGCAGACTGTTTTGATTACTGTCAGTGATACTTTCTGTGGTTCTTACACTTATTACCTTGAGCAAGCCTCTGGCAATTTGTTGACGCTTAGGATAATAGTTTAGCATGCGAGCCAAGCGTAGTATGCTGTCTCTGCGTTCTGCTGTTTCTAAGAAGTTTTCTCTGGCATTAAGATCTGAGCGGAAACTTAAACTTTGTCCCAGAAATGAAATTAAATCAATCAGTGCAACATATTCACTTGATTCAATAAAGTCGTTAAAATCTTCAGGATAGTAATTACGAATATACTCAACCATGCTTTTACGAATGGTTTCATAATCGTAACTTTGAAAATCTGCTTCACGGAAAGTCTCGTAGACTTTTTTCCAGTCTTCAGCAGCGAATAAGTTTGATTGTCTTGTACTTGCAGCCATATTAATAGTTTCCTATATTATATTGCAGTATTTATTCACTGTATAATATAGGTATATTATTAATTATGATATAGTGTCGTCTGATCTGTCAAAACGTATTTGCAGTGTTTCAACTTGATTGGTTATCTGATATCGCAGAGTCATTTCAATGAGAATGCCTTTATCAAATTCATCTATCAGTACATTTTCTGGCACTACTCGAGGATCGTTATCAATAACATCATTTACTTCTTGAACTATAACCTGTTTTGTTTGCTCTGTTAAAGGATCCATGATTAAATCTCGCAGGCTTGTGCCAAAATTACCATTCATTAGTTTTTCGCCTTTGCGAATTGCAAAATGATTAAGTAAATCTCTTTTAATTAAGTCTGTGTCTGTAAGTTTTACAGTACCGAAAGTATTGTTAACTGTACTGAAACCTTTGTAAGTTGCTACTGCCATTTGTGTTCCTTATAAACTATTTACCGAGGCGCATAGTTTTGTACATTTTGATTTTGATCAACAAGTCGTTGCACTTCATCGGCGGCCGAAGCACCGGTCTTCATAAACTGTTCAATGATACTTGACGCATTGGCTGGATCATTAATATTAGTTGTATTTTTTAACACACTTAATTGTTTCTCACCTGTGCGAGCAAGTGCCGCTATTTCAGGACTACTGTTCAAACTAGCAGCTAACATACTCATAGTCTCTTTCAATCCATCTGTGGACTTTATTCCTCCTTGATTGACTAAACTTTGATAATCTGTTGCAATCAATTGCTGTTGTATTTGATCTTGTACCTGTCCGTTGGCAAGTAAATTACTGACACTGCTCATGCCATTTTTTCCCGTCCAAAGTTCAGAAAAATTCATTTGATCATTAAAAACTGCTTCGGGACGCACATATCCAGTTTTTTGCAATTGTTGTACATTAAACCCGTACTTGCCAACACTTTTTGTTACACTATCAATAAATGCTGGATTATTAAGACTGCCTACGCTGTTTGTAATTGCAGCATTAAGACCTGCAATGGCATTGCTATCCATTGCACCTATACTAAATCCTGTATTTGCTTGTTTGGCTATATCTGTTAACGGAATCTTAAAACTATTAGGTGAATTTAAAACGTTGCTCAAGTTATCAAACTGTGCTGGTGCTGTCTGTAATAACCCTGATGCTACATCTGGCAAATTGCCGGCATTTTCTAATGCAAGATTTGTAATATTTCCTACATTGTCTGTAACAATACTTGTAATTTCTGGCGGAAAATAGTTTCCTAACGTGCCTAATTTAGCAGGAAACTCTGAAGTAAATGATGCAAGATCACTTGCAAATTGATTTTGAAAACCTGCACTGTTAATTTGATTTACAACTCCAGGCAAAGCATCTTGCACTTGACTAAGGGCTCCTGGCAAACTATCAAAGGCACCTGCAAATGCACCGTTGGCATCACCTAAGACACTGCTTAATTGACCAGACTGTAGACTTTGTGTGAGAGGTCCTAACGGGCCGCCTGCTGCTTGCACTTGGGAAAGAGCACTGCTGAATCCACTGGTAAAATTACTTGAGAATCCGCTGGTGTTTATAGCGCCGCCTAATGCACCTGGACTTAGTCCTAAACTGGAAAAACTGCTTGTTGAAATAGCGCCGCCTAATGCACCTGGGCTAAGTCCTAATCCACCGGCATTAATAGCGCCGCCTAATGCACCTGGGCTAAGTCCTAATCCACCGGCGCCTGTAGATATAGCACCTGCGAAACTTGAAAATGCTCCTGCGGCACTAATAATACTAAATGCTGAAGATAGGCCACCACCTCCTCCTACTAATCCTCCACTGAATGGACTAGGTTGATTGGGCTGATTATGTAGGGGATAAGGCTCATGTGTTACGGCACGATCTACACTAGTTTGCAAAGGATCCTGGATGACCCATTTGCCCTGTGCTTGATCAAATTGTGTATCTTGTTGTCCTGTGTTTGGAATATTTTTTGCACTTTTTGCAGGCAATGGAGGACCTTGTAATAAAACAAGAGATCCTTTTACGCTCATTATTCCGCCTGTGTTTAGATACATTCCACTGCTAGAACTAGCACGAAGATCACTTCCACTTTGTAGATGTAATCCTGAAGATCCGCTTACACCTGTTTCGCCTTGACTGCTAATTACTGTTTGACTCTTACTTTGTACCTGTAATTGCTGATCACTTACAAATTGGCTGTAGCCTTTGCTGTGCATTTTAATATTGCCATCAGCATGCACATTAAAATCTTTTGTTCTAAAGTTAATACTGTCTTTGGCGTACACATCCATCGTGCCTGCACTACCAAGTTCAACCCATGCAGTTCCTGCACGATTACTAATATAAATTACACCTTCGCTGTCATTTAGCAGTATCTGATGACCAGTGCTTGTGCGAAATCTTATTTGATTACTAGCACCATCTATGTCGCCATCGTCAAGTGCAATACTATGCCCTTTTTTACGATATGTAGGATTAAGTAATCCTTGCAGTATTTTTTTATCTGTGGTGTTTGGATTTTGCACTTGTGATTTATAAGTTTGTAAAAAATCCAAACCTTGATTAGTAATACGTCTACCTTTACTTGCGATGCCTATAACTTCGCTCGGGCTTTCACGCATTACTGTGCTAGTGCTAGTGCCTCTTACTGTATCTGTTTCTAGTCCAGCAGCAATAAGTTGGCCTTGTGTGTACACATCCAAGGGTCTAATAGGATCAGTAAAATTATTAATTTTCTTAATATTATTAGAGTCTATATCGTCGTTGAATTCTGTGCCTGCTTCGCCATCTTTGTTTACACTTGCTTCTGGGATAGTTTGCATCATATAAGTGTCAGGCACACATGCAAAATAGTAACCTGCGGCATTTCTGCCGTCAGGGAAAAAACAAAGTACCTTTGTGCCAAGATCTGGCGGAGGTGTAATAATACCTCCAGTGGTCTTTACATCCAGGAAATTCTCTGCTGGCCCTGCAGCATTTGTTCTACTGTAAAACGGAGAACAATATTTTACTTGACGCCATTGTTCTTTGTTACTTTCATCATTTCCAAATCTTGGAATAAAAACACTGATCACCCCCATATGAGTAGGATGCACATTTGCTTTTACAATGCCTTCAACAATACCACGTTCTTCTCTTATGCCACGTATTTGGCCACTATCGTAATCAGGATCGCCGCCTCTACGACTCATTCTTGATGTATCAACTGCCATCGACTTTTCCTATTATAACCTAGATAACCATTGTTCAGTAGCACTCACGCCATCCGGATCTTCAATGTAATTTACTGATTGATCTGGACCTTGTGCTATTTCTGCTGTTAATGGAGTATTTGTGAGTGGAAATGTTTGCGGTATTTCATTGTAAGCATCTTCACTGGCAGCTGCGTTTATCACTTTTGCAGCACCTGAATTACTTGGAATTCTGCCTACTTCTCCGTATCCACTACTATTTTGTAATGTTCTACTTTCTTGTTCAGTGCTTGCTACTCTTTCTGTATTGTTAGTACTAGTGCCGGTACGACCAGTAGTTCCTCTTCTTAATTCTTGAAGATCAAGTCTAACACCTTGTAAATTTTGTTGAAATAGTCCACCGCTAAATGTACTTTCTATACCTGTAACTTTGTACTTGCCACTAAATCTACTGTTTTGTAATTGATTAGGATCTGCTAATCCGGTCACATCGTCATAATCTGTTGGTGTTTGAAAATTCACTAGAATGTAAGGAGTTCCTAATTCAAAATTTATTGTGTTATCTGGCATGTATGCTGTTCCATAATTATTGCCTTGAAATAAAAGATCTTGCCATAGCCACTCACTGGTACTAATATAACATGGATCTCCTACTATGTCTAGATCTAAATTTATTAAGTCCATTCCATCAGCCAACATACTACTAAACAAATCTTTAGATCTGGCACGTTTTAGACTAGGATTATTATTTGTGGTATCCCCTTCTACACTATTTGTTACATATTTTACCTGACTCACAAAATCAGCATCAGCAGGTTTATCGTTGTCTGGTATTCCGTTTTTTGCAATCATTGTACGGAAATAGGTTGTGTTAAAACGCAGATCAAATTTTAAAACATCTTCGTTTAATCCTGTATATATGTAATTGTAGATTTTATGTACCCCATCTCCTGGTGGTAAACTTTTTGGTGCCCATGGAAAATCATGACCATAAACAGTTTGAGGAATCACTGCATAATTAATTTTATATTTGCTTGTACCGGATTTATCGTCATATCCTCTGAACTCTTCTAGAAACGGCGATACTTTAAACCAATTAATTGGCTTTCCTGTTGTTACACCGTCACTTGGATTGTCTAAAATATTTGAATCCATATAGTCACTGTGCATTACTAAAATATTAATCAGTTTAATTAAATCTGTACCTGCATTAATTTTAAAAACAAAGTTTTCTCTATCTACTTGCACTTGCTTTGCAAGACCTGCAGCATATGCTTGAAATTGGCTAGCATCTTCACTTTTATTTGAACTTTTATCCTTGGGCATAGGACTATTAAGTGCTTCAAACAATTCTGTATGATTTATTTTAGCATTAGCAATTCTATCTGCAATTGTAAAATCATAAACATCATGAAATTTCGCATCGCTAAACTTACTAAGATTTCCTATGTCCACAGGATCACCATTACTGTCTCTTCCCCTTGACTCATCAGCGGGTCGTTTAGTTTGATTCTTGTAATGATTGGTAAGTGCTTCGCCTAATGTAGCAGGAGTGGTACCATATACTGTTTTAGTCACTGGTTCACCATCATCATCTTCAGCACCTCCGTATTCATAACGATCAAACTCTTCTGTACTAGTTAATGCTTTTGCAGAAAATATTTCACCAATAGTGCTGGCTTTTATTTCTAAATTTACCGGAATTGTGCTTGTGACTTGCCCATAAGCAAAATGTGCATAAGGTATTGCTTCAATTTTATAAACAGAGCCACTGTCTTGCACTTGAAAATCAAAGTCTGTAATTTTAATTGGAATGTACTTTGGTGTCACTATATCTGTACTTGGTGTGCCGTTTGCATCATATCCTTTAAAACTTATTTCTAACAAGTAAGGTGCTTGTATATAACGTTCCCCAGTCCTTAAAAACTCGCTTGCTTGTTTACGCAGATTATCCAATAGTGTTACACCACGCGGTTCGTACACCTTAAATGAAACGCCTGTGCTATTTGTGTTATGTTTAAATTTACTAGGGCCTAGTCCAACTGTAAAAACTTCTAGATCATCAATGTAATATTGATCTCCGAACAAAGCACTTCCTTCAAATCCAACCCCTCCACTACGCATTAATAACTGACTACTTGCAAGCACTTGTCTAATATTTCTAGGACTTTTTGTTAAATCAATGTAGCGATTGCTATCCATCATATACAATGCAATATTATATGTATAACTGCTAAAATTATGTAATTCGTTACGTCTTGCATCAATGCGCACTGAAGCAAGATCGGCTCCAAAGACTGGAGGAGTTGTATTGGTTACATTTTTACTTTTGGTTACTTTAGTAGGCGCATTTCCAAGACCAAGTCCTAGAAAGTTAAAAGAACCGTCGGTACCAAGATATTTGCTGCCACTAGGGTTTGTTCTCAATTGGCGAATAATAGCATCGTCATAGACTTTTAGTGGATCTTCTGGAGCATTAGGATTGATACTTTGCCCTGTTGTGCCTTGATCAACTTTTACTGGAGCAATTGTAATTCTCGGTCTGCCTTGTTCGTCATAGGTTATAGGAGTATTTCCCGTACCTATCACACCATCAGACATTGCTTGTTTTGTATTAAAATAAGTAATACCATCAACATCTTGGTAATTGTACACACTAAGATCATCAGTTTTTTGTCCGGCTTGAGAATCATCATACAGACTAAGATCTTGCGGTGCGGGATTATTCAACTTTTTGTAAGTTGGTTCTGGCATGTTAGATTCCTAATATTGATTCAATGTTTGCTTTTTTTGGAATATAAAATTTTAATCCTTGTCTAAAATCCCAAACTGGATCTTCGATTGCATTTGGGTTACGAGCTTGAAAAACCCACCAAAGGTTACTGTTGTTATACAAGTCGAATGCTAACAAATCAGGACGATACTCGTGTACTTTTGTAAGTTCATGTAACACATCATCTTGATAAGGCCTAATAAATCTCGGTATTAGAACATCCAAGTAATTTTCAAACATTTCTGTATCTGCATAAGGACTATCTGGTCTATATTGTACTGACATTAAACAAATCCTCCAGGTCCGCCGGGTTTGCCAATAAAATCACCTTTAGCAAATCCTTCTAGACTGAAATTCCTTACTTGTGATCTTGTATAGATCGGTAATAGGTTCATGTTAATCATCATCTGTGTTGGTACCATTGTTTTAGTGCTTGCATCTGGGCTACTCGCTAGTGGAACTTCAATATAATCAACGCTGTTTTCAAAATCATGTGCAAAACTACTTAATACCACAGGCACACTATTAAACTGAAAAGGACCGTAACCACTGAATCTTAACACCGGAGGCGGTGTGCCTCTTGTACCGTCTGTACCATAAAACATCTTAGTTGCAGTGCGCATAAAATGTAACACTGCTAATACATAACGTGCTTCGTCTGCAGTATTAGCAGTAAACATGCCATTTATTCCTATAAAATCAACACTGCTTTGGGCATAAGCATGCTGTGCATAATTGCTGTGTGTTGGTTGCAATGCACTGTAACTTGCACTATAGTTAATGTTTACATTTGGAGTATAAGGGAACATTATGCCATCTGTATCTAATAAAGGAGATAGCAGTTGATTGCTAGGGTCTTTGTAGAAAATACTACCGCTTCCAGGACTTAATCCAATTCTCACTCTTGTGTCGTTGTCTCTAAAAGTTGCAGTTGAAATATTATTGAAAACTTCTTCACCTAGAATGTTTACTCCTGCAAACTTTAAACCTGCTTGTAAAAGTCTGTTACCACTTGCACCCAGCACACTCTTCGCAGTTTTACTAACAATGTCGTTGCCCGGAAGTAGTTTATCCAGCCCGCCAGTAACAGTTCCGCTGATCTTTTTGCTAAATTTGCTACCTAAATCAAAAGCCATTTATCAAATCCTTGTTTTTTTACTTGATAAGTATATTTATAGGCTGTATAATATACGCATATAAAAGGAATCTCAACACATGATTAAACGGAGAAACTATCTCAACAATCGCGATTTGTTGAAAGAAATACATCTAAGTAAAAACACATACAGTAGTTTTGTTAGTGACGGAGATGATAGATATGACATCATCTTACCAAACGTAGATAAAATCAATATTAGAACTATTGCACAAGCAAAACGTAATCAAGCAGATCGTATACAAAAACAAAACTACGAACTAGCAAGAGAGCGCGGAGAAAAAGTAAAACAAGCAGACTTTGCGATGGATTGGAAAAAAATTCATAAAACAGAGATAGTGTTTCGTGTTATGACACATGATCATATTCCTCTGCACCCAGGACGTAAAAAAAATCCAAAGACTGTAGCAGATCATCATGTACAGTGTAACTTTCCGCCATTCCAGCATTACAGATACAACGACCAAGATGAATTAATTTGTGTTGGTAAGAGTCATTGGGACGGTGGACTAGAAAATGGAAACTTTAGTAAAAGTCATGGAAAGACTACAAACAAACTTGCTCGCATGTATATGAAATTGTGCGAACGTTACGGTACTCGCAGTAATTGGCGCGGATACACATACAACGACGAAATGAGAGCTCAAGCACTGTTGCAACTTACACAGATTGGTCTACAGTTTGATGAAAGCAAAAGTGAAAATCCATTTGCATACTACACTGCGGCAATCACAAACAGTTTTACTCGTGTACTTAACTTGGAAAAGAAGAATCAATCAATCAGAGACGATATACTAGAACATGCTGGATTGAACCCAAGTTATACTAGGCAAACCGAAAATGAAATTCAAATGCAAAAAGAATGGCCGGATACTAAAACTACTTCTTGACAACAACTGCATGGATACACTATAATTATATAATGAGTTTGTTCAAACGGGCCGCCGTATTCACGGATATTCACTTTGGCAACAAAAGTAATAGCCAAACGTTTAATCGCGACTGCCTTGACTTTGTAACATGGTTTTGTAACGAAGCAAAGAGACAGGGCGCAGAGACTTGCATCTTTATGGGCGATTGGCATCATCAACGTGCAAGTATCAATGTTGCTACGCTAAATTACAGCATACAAGCACTGGAACTGTTAAACACAACATTCGATACTGTGCATTTTATACCAGGCAATCATGACGAATACTATCGCGACAAACGTGACTATAACAGCATTGCGTTTATTAAAAAGTTTGAAAATATACAGTTCTACAATGACATCACAACTGTAGATGGTGTTGCATTTATTCCTTGGCTAGTTGGTGAAGAACACAAACAAATGCGTAAAGTTACTGCTGACTATGTTATAGGACACTTTGAACTTCCGCACTTTTACATGAATGCTATGGTACAAATGCCCGATCACGGCGAATTAAACGCCGGGGACTTTGGTCGTTGCGGCACTGTGTTTACAGGACATTTTCACAAACGACAAGAAAAGGAAAACGTTGTATACACAGGCAACGCTTTTCCTCACAACTACAGTGATGCTTGGGATGATGACAGAGGCATGATGTTACTGGATTGGGATGGCACTAGAGAATACATTGCCTGGCCAGAGCAACCTAAGTATCGTATGCTAAAGATCAGTCAATTGCTAGAAGGTCCTGAAAAATATTTAGGTCCTAAAACTTATGCTCGCGTAAACTTAGATGTAGACATCAGTTACGAAGAAGCAAACTTTATTAAAGAAACTTTTATGGATGAGTATCAACTCAGAGAAATGAGTTTGATCCCAGTAAAGGTTGAAGACATGGACATGCAAATCTCAGGTGAGATCAACTTTGAGAGTGTGGACACTATTGTTACCAGTCAACTGCAACAGATCGACAGCCAACAATACGACACTAACCTAATGTTAGACATTTACAGAAACTTATAGTATAATAAAAACATGTTCAAATTAGATACACTTACAGTAAAAAACTTTATGAGCGTGGGCAATACCACACAAGCCATTGACTTTAACCGCAATGATCTTACACTTGTGCTAGGAGAAAACTTAGACACAGGCGGAGGAGATGCTGGTAGTAGAAATGGCACTGGCAAGACAACTATTATCAATGCGCTAAGTTATGCACTGTATGGTAACGCACTTACAAACATTCGCAAGGATAACTTGATCAACAAGACCAATAGTAAAAACATGTTGGTCACAGTTGAATTTGAAAAGGATGGATTAGCATATCGTATTGAACGTGGACGCAAACCTAATGTACTAAAGTTCTACATCAACAACAACGAACAAGAAACAGACGACAATGCACAAGGCGATAGCAGAGAAACACAAAAAGCCATTGAAGAACTGTTAGGTATGTCGCATGATATGTTTAAACATGTGCTTGCACTAAACACATACAGCGAGCCGTTTTTAAGCATGCGCACTAATGATCAACGTGCTATCATTGAACAATTGCTAGGTATTACTATTCTCAGCGAGAAAGCAGAAAATCTCAAAGAGATGGTGCGTGTAACTAAGAACAAGATTCAAGAAGAAGAGTTTCGTATCAAAGCAGTTGAAGATGCTAATGGCAAGATTGTAGAACAAGTTGAAGCACTCAAGCGCAGACAGCGTATGTGGCAAGATAAAAAAGATCAGGACATTGCTAATTTTAAAACAGCAATCAATGATCTCAGTCATGTTAACATTGATGCTGAACTTAGAGCGCACACTGAACTTGCAGACTGGAACACACTAAACAATGCACAAGTTCAACTACAAAAAGACATTGCTGCACTGCAGGCACAAGAAGGCAGAGCAGAGCGCGATGTTAAAAAAGCAAACAAGGCTCTAGTAGGCTGGCAAGATGGTGTGTGTCATAGTTGTAATCAAAGCATTACACACTTGGACAGTCACAAACAAGAGATTGAAAAAGCGGAGAAGGAACATGACGAAGCAAATAATTTCCTTACAGAACTACAGACAGCAATTGCAGAGCTCAAAACTCAGCAAGAAACAGTCCCGAGTAAACCACGAACTTTCTATGATAGCGCCACTGATGCACACAACCATCGTTCAAGCCTATCCACATTGGAGTCACAACTACAAAGTAAGCAAGATGAAAGTGACCCTTACACAGATCAAATAGCAGACATGGAAACTACTGCAGTGCAGGAAGTTACCTGGGATACAATCAACGAACTTACTCGTGTGCAGAATCACCAAGAGTTTTTACTTAAACTGCTAACTAACAAAGATAGTTTCATAAGAAAACGTATTATTGATCAGAACCTTGCATACTTAAATACAAGATTGGAAGGATACTTAGGTGCAGTTGGACTGCCACATACAGTGGTATTCCAGAATGATCTAACAGTAGAAATACAAGAATTAGGAAGAGATTTGGACTTTGACAATCTAAGCAGGGGTGAACGTAATAGACTTATACTAAGTCTTAGTTGGGCATTCCGCGATGTTTGGGAAAGTTTATATCAACCTATTAACCTGTTGTTTATCGACGAACTAGTAGACAGCGGAATGGATTCAGCAGGTGTAGAAAACGCCATGGGTGTACTAAAGCGCATGAGCAGAGAAAGAAACAAAAGTGTTTGGTTAGTAAGCCACAAAGATGAACTTATTGGACGTGTGAACAATGTCCTCAAAGTTATCAAAGAAAACGGGTTTACTAGTTACGACACGGACGTAGAACTAGTATAGGAGACATAAAATGTCACATGAACAAATTGTAGAACAATACGAAGCATACTTGAAAGAGCATGCAGCATTCGAAGAAAAAGGTGTTAAAGCCGCAGCAACTCGCGCTCGTAAAGCACTAGGCGAAATTGGTAAACTTAGCAAGGCACGCCGCGCTGAGATTCAGGAAAAGAAGAACAATATGTAAAAATACATATATACAAAGCACATGGAACTTTGGTATTACAATAACGAAATTGTTGAAGAACTACCTGAAGGTACCGTGGGCTTTGTATATTTGATTACAAATTTGACTAACAATAGAAAATACATTGGCAAAAAACTGGCACAATTTAAAAAGACTAAACCACCCCTCAAAGGCAGAAAAAACAAACGGCGCACCAAAGTAGAATCAGACTGGCGCGAATATTATGGCTCATCCGACGAACTATCAGCAGACGTTGCTGAACTAGGCCCACAAAGTTTCAAACGTGAAATACTGTTCTATTGCACTAGCAAAAGTGAACTAAGTTACGTTGAAGCGAGAGAACAATTCAATCACAAAGTATTAGAATCCGACGAATGGTACAACGGGCACATTAGAGTGAGAGTGCATGGTAAAGGTATTCTCAACAAAAAACAATTAAACGGCTAGATAGTGTTACAATAGAATTAATTTGGCGTTTACGGTCTACGCATTAAACCGTCGTTAACACAAGTAAAACCAACTTTAGGCACAAAAGATAGCGGCTCTGAGAAAAAGCAACCGCGACTGGACATGTATTGCTGTTATGATATATGTAAGGTTCCGAGACTATCAGTGAAGGCTGAAGTAGGGGGTCAACGGGTTTCCGCCTCCGAGCAGCAATGCAATCTTCTTATAACAGATGAGCGAGACACGCAGATGATGGCGTCTTTTTTCATGGCTTCGCCCGGCAACGGGTGAAGTATGAGTTCAACTTCGAGATGATAGCACTTCGCTTTGCTCATTAAGTTTTTAATAAAAAAGTGATTGAACGAAGTGAAAAGAACGAATGAGCTTTAGCTCATTCCTAAAGTATAAGTTGATTGTGTTTCTTGCTTAGTTCGACATTGTCTTCGATAACAGCGTTGAAGTATTTGTAATCATTGATAGGTGTATCTAATAATTCACTCATATTCACACCTCCACGCATATACCAAACTAACTTGGCCATTGAGCCTTTTATGTCGTCTATGCGCTTATCGTAATCCTTTAGTAGCCCCTCAATCTCAGGATTAGACAGTGTCAAGAGGCGGATACGAAAAAATTTGCTGGATCAAATGTAAATGGTGTTGTGTACTCATGCCCGCAACTGTCGCACTTTGTATGCACAGTTTTTTCTGGAATGCCTTCGTTGACTTGTTTGACTCTTTTTCTTAGTGCTTCGAAAAAAGTTCTTTCACTGTGTTTAACGAATTCGTTAATCTGATCTCTGTCAGAGACTTGTACACCTTCTGGTGTAACAATATGATTGATACTACTGGTAATATTTTGTACTGTGTAGTTTGTCATTCTCTTAAAAATTTCATTGAATCTCTGTCTTTTTTCTTCTTCGTTCATGTCAATGTCATTGATTACAACCATCATTCGCTGTTGTTCAAACATTTCTAAATTGTTTAAGTTCATTGCATAATAGTTACTTGGTTGCAGGTATATTTGCATGCCTTTGTAATCAAACGGCTGTTTGTATCCTGAGATATCTACTGACATTTCTAAAAAACGTCTAAGGTCAATTTCGTAATTGTCTTGGTTTTCACATTCAGGACAAGTGCTTGTATATTCCATTTGTTCGCCATAACTAGCAATTCGTATACCTATAAACACTGTGTCTATGTCTACACTAGGAATACTCCAAGCATTTTTTATACTTGGAATACAACTTTCAATCATATCAACCACTGCTTGACCGTTCATAAGGGCATCTGGTGTATTGACAGCAATTTCATCTTTGGTGCTCATTGGCATTACACCTAGTTCACCGTTGATAGGCATTGCAATACTGCCCTCTGCATACCAATCACCTCCGCTAGGAAGTTTTAAATAAATGCTGGGTGTGCGCATGTATTTTGCAAGTGGATTTTCTTTGTGTTGCATGTTTGCAAGTTGTTCAGTGTTCATCGAAAAACTTTCGGGTACATCGACCATGATTTTCTCCAGGTAAATACAGTATAAATATGATACTATGTGTATATTTATATACGCATATAATTGGAGATTTTTTCTTGCCCAGCATTGAAGTTCCTGGAATCGGGTACATAGACGCAAATGGTTTTGCTGAAGAACAGACCATGCAGCGTATTCTCGCGGCTATTCAAGGTCAAGACGGCGGCGCCGGCGGCGGTGCAGGGATGGGCACACTAGCGGCAGGTGCTAATAAAGCAGGTAGTTCGCTTAGAAGCCTTTCTAGTTCTGGCCTGCAAGCAAGCGGTTCATTGTCTGATGCAAGTAGTGCAATTAAATCAAGTGGTAATGAGATTAGAAAGGCACAGATTCGCTATTCAAGATCATTGAATGATATACAGGGTATCACTAGAGCAGCCGCAACCGGGCCTTTAGAAACCATTAATTCAATGTTTGGCGGTTTAAAAAATTATGTAACTGGCAGCGGCGGTTTATTAGATCAACTAGATGGTAACGTTACAAGTGCTATGGGTGCAGTTGTCAAAGGATTTTTAGATACTGCAGCGTTCATAGGCGGTGGTTTGTTCGGTGATTTAAATGAAATGGGAAAAGCGTTCAGAGAATCACAGCAAGCAGGTGCATTGCTAGGCGGAGATATGGTTGCATTTAGAACTGCAGCGGTTACTGCAGGACTAAGCATGACCGAATTTAACAGTATACTCAAAAGACAAGGCAATGATTTTGCTAGATTTGCTGGACAAACAAGAGTTGGAGCCTTAGAATTTATGGCACAAAATGCTGATCTTATTAACACACAAGGATCAGATTTGCTTAGATTGGGTTTAAATTTTGAAGACATGGGCAGTCGTACCGCAGAATTTTTAGGTACTCTCACACTAGCAGGAGAAGGTATTGATAAATTTAGATACGATACCGGTAGTTTGAGCATGGCAATTAGACAACAGGTTGTACAGCAAAAAGCACTTGCGGCAATCAATGGTACTACACTAGAACAAGAACGTGATAAGCAGAGAGCTGCAAGACAAGACATGGTTCTGCAGGCTAGTCTTAACGGACTAAATGCTAAAAACAAAGATGAAATCAATAATCTTGTGGCTGCATATCCACAAATTGCCACAGCAATCAAAGAAATTGCTGTGTTTGGCAGTGTTACCACTGAAGCAGGTGCTATGCAGATGATGGCCAATCAAGGTTTGACTAATACACTCGAACCTCTAGTGAGATCATTAGGACTTGCAGGCGATAACATGCAGTATGTAGGTAATGCTACATTACAAGCACAGCGTCTAGTAGATCAAAATCGCGCAGCAATTGCGGCTGATGTCGATATGCAATCACAGGTTGCTCAACTTGCTTTGGCTGGTGGACAAGGTAGATTTATTGGTGCTACCACTGAAAGTATCGAAAAAGGCTTTGAATATAATATGAAAGTGCTTGGAGATGTAGTTGAAAATGTATTAGGTGAACTCAATGATGATCTCACAAACTTTGGTACAGTAGCAGGCAATACAACTAAAACACTTAATAACATGGATTTGGCATTTAGATCACTTAGTTCAGATTTTGCAAGCACATTAATTGGATTGTATAACACAGATATTGCACCAGCATTATTACAAACTTTAGCAAACACAACAATTGGTGTAGCAAGAGGCACTCTTGATACTGCTCAAGGCGCGGCTAGAATTGCTGGTTTCGAGCCTACACCGGGTTCTGCAGCACTAGGACTCACAGGTAACCAAAATGCGCCAGTAAATGCAGATGCTGCGTTTGCAGGCTTAGACAGAATACAAGCCGGTGGGGTATTAGATTATTTCACAGGCGGTGGTGCTACTAGTTTAAAAAATGATATTGCAGAGGCCATAGCAGGAATAAATTTCGGACCGATGGTAGAGTCGCAATATGAAAACACAGCTGCAATCAAAGAAGCAAGTTCCGCCAACGTAGCAGCACTCAATAAATTGAACACTTCGGTGCAGAATAACTAAAAACTATTAGGTAAATACACAATAAGGTGTTATAATAAATCATGAGCTGGAAAAAACATTTCTCACTAGTAAAATCGGACAGTCCTCTTACAAACGTAGGCGGCAAAAGCAGCAGTGACGGTACAAAATACAGTCACTATTCGAGTCACTTGCCTGAAGTATATAGTGGACATCCTAATCGTACAGAACGTTATGGACAATATGAAACCATGGATATTGACAGTGAGATCAATGCAGCACTGGATATCCTTGCTGAGTTTTGTACACAAACTAACGTAGAAAACGGCACAGGCTTTGATATTCACTTTCATGAAACACCAACTGAAAGTGAAATTGATATTATTAAAAAGCAGTTGACTAACTGGAACAACCTTAACGATTTAAATATGCGTTTGTTTAAAATGTTCCGCAACGTATTAAAGTACGGAGATCAAGTATTCATTAGAGACCCAGAAACATTCGAGTTGTATTGGACAGAAATGAACAAAGTTACTAAAATTATTGTTAACGAAAGTGACGGCAAAAAGCCGGAACAGTATGTTATCAAAGATATTAATCCTAACTTTGAAAACTTGACAGCCACAGCAAATACATACAGTGACCATGGAAATCAAGGCGACTTATATAAAAACAGAGGTTATATACAACCTAGTAGTTTGTATGATGGTTCAGGCGGTGCTACTGCACAGGGACGTTTTGATCGTGCGCTAAATGAAAAAGCGATTGAAGCACAACACATTGTTCATGCTAGTTTGACAGAAGGACTTGATCCTAATTGGCCCTTTGGTAACAGCATCTTAGAACAAGTGTTTAAGGTATACAAGCAAAAAGAACTGCTAGAAGATGCTATTATCATTTATCGTATCCAACGTGCTCCGGAACGCAGAGTATTCTACATTGATGTAGGTAACATGCCTAGTCATATGGCTATGAGTTTTGTTGAGCGTGTAAAAAATGAAATACACCAAAGACGTATACCTAGTAAAACAGGCGGCGGTGTAAACATAATGGATACAACCTATAATCCACTTAGTACAAATGAAGATTACTTCTTCCCACAAACAGCAGAAGGCAGAGGCAGTAAAGTTGACACACTGCCAGGCGGTACTAATCTAGGCGAAATAGATGATCTAAAATTCTTTACTAATAAACTATTCCGTGGATTGCGTATACCTAGTAGTTACTTGCCAACTGGATTTGAGGATAGTCCAGCGGCATATAATGATGGTCGTGTTGGTACAGCAATGATCCAAGAAAAGCGTTTTAATGAATATTGCATGAGACTTCAGCGTCTTGTTTGTCAAACTTTTGACAGAGAGTTTAAAATGTTTTTGAAGTGGCGAGGTGTTGAAATTGATAACAGTACATTTAGCCTGCGTTTTAACGAACCACAAAACTTTGCTAGTTACCGCGAAACTGAAATGGATGCTGCTAGAATCAATACATTCCAAGCACTGGAAGGATATCCATATATGAGCAAGCGTTTCCTTATGCAGCGTTACTTAGGCATGACAGAAGAAGAAATGTCTGAAAACAACAAACTATGGCGTGAAGAAAATGCAGATATTAGTGTTGAAAGTGAACTACCTAGCATGCGCAGTGTTGGTGTTACTACAGGCGGCATACAAGCAGACATAGATGCATTTGAACCTGCCGCAGAACCTGCTGTGGCTGAAGATCCAGCCGCAGGTGGCGGTGAAGAAGGCGGCGCTGGTGAAGCAGGTGCAACTGGTGACGCAAGTCCAGTAGGATCCACACCTCCAGCAGGAACGGAAGCCTAATAAATACGCTGTAGGAGATACTATGGCGTTCCGTAAACTATTTTTCAAAAGAGTACAAGGCATTCGCGACAATTACTTGTTGCAAGAAGGTGATATTGCGCTCGACGAAGATGATTTTCAGTTATATCGTGGAGATGGAAGCACTATAGGCGGTGTTGTAATCGCAGGCGCTACTAGTGCGGTTCAGGTGTCTACTGGTAATGGCACAGATATAAGCATTACAGGCGGCGAAAGCACAGCAACAGGCAGTACAGGCGGTAATACAGTTATTACTGGTGGTATAGGTGTTGCCACAGGCGGTAATGTTAACATTAATGGTGGCAACGGAAGCACTGATGGTAACATTAACATTGGTACTGAAAATACTACACTTATTACAATAGGCACCAGCGGAAACAACATTGACTTTCCTGCTACTACTACAATCGACTTTACAGGTGCAACTGTAACTGGACTTGGTGTAAGTGGAATTGCTAATGATATTCTAAATGATACAACACCTCAACTAGGTGGCAACTTAGATCTCAACAATTTTGATATTACGGGTACTGGTGATATTAACATTACTGGTGCAGTAACGGCTAGTGGCGGTGTTACACTATCAGGCACTACAGATGTTGACACTATTACAACTGACGGACTGACCATTACTGATAATAACGTATCAGCAAACAGAACAAATGATGATCTTATACTAAGTGCAAGTGGCACTGGTGATATTGTTATTAACGGTAATATGAAGTTTTATGATGATGACAAGTTAAAAATGGGTGACAATGATGACTTACAGATTTATCACCACAATAATGGAACTGGTATCATTCAGAATGCTGGTGCAGGTCAACTACAACTTCGTGCTAATACAATTAGACTTCTTAATTCGGCTACTGATGAAGACTTTGCTTTCTTTCGTGATGATGGAGCAGTTGAACTTTATTACAACAATGCCAAAACCTTTGAAACCACAGCAACTGGTGTAAAAGTTACTGGTAATCTAACGCTAGGCTCAACTACTGCAGTGTCTAGTGTTTTTGATGAAGATAACTTGGCTAGTGATAGTGCAACTGCTCTTGCCACACAACAAAGCATTAAAGCATATGTTGACGGGAGATTTACGCAAACTACTACAACAGTAAACACACTTGCAACAGATGGACTGACCCTTTCTGATAATAACGTATCAGCAAATAGATCAAATGATGATCTTATACTTTCATCTAGTGGCACAGGCAGTATCAATATAAACGGTACAGTAACAGGAACAGGTGTGCTAGATGAAGATGATATGTCTAGTAATAGCGCAAATCATCTTGCTACACAGCAAAGTATCAAAGCATATGTAGATTCACAAAGTGGTGGCGGAGGCAGTAGTCTACAAAGCAGAGCTACAAAAGCAGGCACAACTGGTAGTTTAGCAGATGCCGCACAAGCAGACTTAGACATCACAGGATTCAAAGCATACGCACTACTAACTATCTCAACAGACAGAGCGGCTCGTGTAAGATTGTATGTTAGTGCCGCAACAAGAACAGCAGATGCTTCAAGAGCAGAAGGTACCGATCCAACATCAGATGCAGGACTTATTGCAGAAGTTATCACAACAGGTGCACAAACAGTTATTATAAGCCCAGGTGCTTATGGATTCAACTTAGAAAGTAGTCCAACAACAACTATTCCTTGTAGAGTTACAAATAAAAGCGGTAGCACCTCCACAGTGCAGGTAACTCTAAACGTACTTCAACTGGAGGCATAACATGGAATTATTCCAAGTTACACTAAAACGTGGTGTAGACATTGACGCTTTCTACGAGGATATGGAAACACCAGGCGGTGCTATAACTATTCCAGATAGAAAAGTAGAGTGCGGCGATAGACGCCCAACTTCAAGAACCACAGGCTATATGCTTACCTTAGAAGAAGCAAAAGAAGTAAGTTATGACGATAGAGTAGAAGTGGTTGTTCCACAGAGTGTATTGGACAGACAGACAGTAGTCAAAGATGCTACATACACAGGTAGATTTACCAAAGCCACGAGTCCAACTGGCTCGGTGTATACAAACGCTGATGGTGCTACTAGAGTGACATTCACCAGTAATGATCACCACGCTTGGGGAATACTGAGACACATCGAAACTGACAACAGATCGGGTTGGGGTGCTGATGCCGGAAGTTCGGCTGATAGGCGTGTTGATACCAGTGTAACATATTCAGCAAGTGGCAAGAATGTAGATATCGTCATTGTAGAAAACGACACATTAAGCGATCACGCAGAATATTCAAGCAGATTAATAGACTACAATTGGGGACAACACTACAACACAATCGCAGGTGGTACAAACTACACCTACAGTCACGCAGATGCCCGTGATAACTTTAGTGCAGAAGATACCCATCCGACGGCAGTGGCTGCCTATGCGGCAGGTGAAAGATTTGGACTTGCTAATGATGCCAATGTATATCAGTTAGACCTAACCTACGAGAGAAGCAAATCAGGTGGCAACAGCACTAGCAGAGCGTTTGCTTACATTAGAGAATTCCACGCAAATAAATCTATCAACCCAGCAACAGGTAGAAAAAATCCTACCATTGTGAATGTGAGTTTGGGCACGGTCAATACTTATTCAGGTGCCAGTGTAGCACACTTCCAAGGCGTAACATTAGACAAAGGCAACGGCAGTACCTTCCTTACTGATGCTGAACTGTTAGCTCGTGGGGTGTACAAGAACGCTGGTAAATCGTGGACTAATTTTACCAGCAACACCAACTTTTCATTAAACAGTCCGACGCCTGATAGTGATCTAGTAGATGCCATAGCAGAAGGCGTTATTGTGGTCACTTCGGCTGGCAACAACAACAGATACACTGATGTGTCAGGTGGCGACAACTATGACAACTATATGGTTGCTGGCGCTGCATATGCGAACAGGAACTATTTCTTTAGTGGCTACTATCCATTCAGAGATTATTATATGCGTGGCAGCAACTTCTCATTCAACGGAGCAATAAACGTAGGTGCATTGAGTGACCGCATAGACCAAGGTAAAGCAGACTTCAGTGAATGGGGACCGGGCATAGATGTATATGCCGCAGGTGAGCGTGTAATGGGTGCAATGGAGAAAAGTGAAATTGCCTACGGTAATCCCTATTACGGACAGGAAAGCAATACACCAAAACATGATACAATGGGATCGCAAAACGGCACAAGTTATGCCTCACCTTTCGTAGCAGGTTTGCTGGCTTGTTTAGCAGAAGTATATCCTACACTTACACAAGCACAAGCAAGAACATATTTACAAAACAATGCTGTCACAGGATTGATGGCGGACACAGGGGACACTAGCACAGCCTGGTCGCCAACAGAAGTAAGTGGATCTACAGCCGCTTGGTTTGATGCTTCAGATACCAGTAGTTATACACTGAGTGGATCAAATGTGACTGCAGTCACAGACAAAAAAGGCAATGCCACAGTCACAGTAAACGGCACACCTAATGTATCTAACACACTTGATAGTAAGAATGTTTTTACATTTGTTCCAGATGAAGATTTTACAACTGACGAATTTGCTCAAGTTGACAGTTTAGGTAATCACTGGGCCATTGGACTGTTCCAGTGGAATTCCATCAACAACATTCGAGATTCGTTTTGGAGTGTAGAAAACAATACTGTATCGGCAAGTAGTAAAAGAGACTATAGTGTAAGTGCTAGTAACTCAAGTGCATTTGACGGTGAGTTGGATTTAGATGGATTGAGTTCAAGCAGGATATCGTCAACCATAGGAAACGCAGAGACTTTTGATTCAGGCATAGCACAAAACACTTGGGTTATCATATGTGCTATATTCAACAAAACAGGCAATCAGATTGCTGTAAGGGTAAATGGTTCCAACGCATTCACTCCTGTTAGTGACTACGACAATAGTCTAAGCACCAACTTAGATTTGCGATTCTTTAGAAACAGAGCCAACGTGAGAATGGGCGGTCAAATGGCAGAGTTTGTAAGTTTTGCTGCGATGCCAGGACTTGGCGGCACAGACGTGAGTGATGTAGAACGTATGGAAGGATACCTTGCTCACAAGTGGGCACAAGAAGGAAGTTTGCCTTCAGATCATCCATACAAAAGCAGTGCGCCAGCAACAGATGTTTTAACCACTGATACTTCTACAAGAGTTACACTTGACGGTAGCAACATTGATAGAATAACACTATGGAAGAATCACAGGCAAACATCAGGTAATATGGTGTTCAACACATACAACAAAGACGTAAATAGTCGTCCTACAAGTGGATTAATGTATCCTAGAGTTAGAACACGTAGGCGTGGATAGGATAAATAATTGCATGTTATTATTTGAATTAGAAGCACCGGCATTTACACAAGTATCAGCAAAAGTTGATATGTTTAGTAAAAATCCTGATATTCCTACACGAGAAGTAGG